GGGGTAGGCTCAGCAATGCCGAAAAAGCTGACCGGCTTGGGATCGTCGCCCTTGTGGTTATGCGTCCCCGGCACGCGCAGCACGCGGGCAGCATCGGCGGTCACGGCCTCGTCGGCCTTGAACCCCTTAGCCTTGGCCAGCGCCTTGAGCTTCTCGGCCACGCGGAGCCACGACATAAAGTCTACGGGCGCGGTCAGCGGCCAGTAAACGTGCACACCGTAGCCGGAGTTGACCAAGAACGGCTTAGGCAGCCCAGTGTCCTTGACGAACTCCTTGAGCGCCAAAATGGCCGTGTGCTGGTCAGGGAACTCCTTGGGCTTGCCCGTCTTGAGGTTAACACCACAGTCGAGGTCCATGAAGAACGCCCGCATCTGCTTGACGTTATCGGCTTCGCGGGAGCCTGCTTCCTCGAACGTGCCGAGGGCGTAGTAGGCATCGAAACCATTCTCGTCGAAGTTCAGCGCAGCGTGCTCAAGCTGCTCGATGGTGTCGTAGAATTTCTGAATGCGTTTGCCCTCATTGAGCGCAAGAACGCAGTAGGAGCCTGCGGTGCCCAGCACAGCCTGCAAGAACGTCGTTGTATCCATAGCCGCCACTCTACCTGTTGGGATGCCGCGACGAGGTGAGATTGTTTTTATCCCCCGTCGCGGCGAGCCTGTTAAGGATTACTCGTCGTCCCACTCTGCGACAAGAGCCGAGACGCTGGCCTTTGGATCAGCAGCGGGTGCGGACTTCTTGGCTTCGACCTTCTTGGGCACTTCGACCTCATCCTCGTCATCGACGATGATCTTCTCCTTGGCCGGGTTGTAGCTCTTGGTCCCGGCTGCGGAGTCCTTCTTCTTAGCGCCGTCGGTCTGAGAGACGGTCAGCGTGATAGCCTTGATGGCATCTTCGCTATCCTTAACCGCGACAGCCTCATTCAGTTCTTCTTCGGTCAGAGGACGAACAGGGCTAAAGAACAGCTTCGGGGTCTCCGAGTTTTCGTCCAGCGACATCTTGGTCAGGACCGCGATGATCGGCGTGTCGTGCGCGTCAAGGAACTTGGCATACGCCTGCATCGGCATCTTGCCATTCTTGCCGTCACCGAACAGCGACGTGGCCGGGAGCTGCAGCTGGTAGACTTCGTCAGGCTTGCCCTCGAGCGTGATAGCCAAACGCTGGTTGTAGCGGCAGGCGCGGCTGTCGCCCTGTCCCGAGCCCTTGACGTTCATCGGGCAGTCGGTGCAGCGCGAGGCTTTCTTCTGCTCTGCAGGCACGTCCGGCGAGGGGGTCTTGGTGTCAGCCGACCAGCAGGTCGGAGCCGCGGTGTTATTCGGGTCGTAGGTGCCCTCGTAGTAGGTGCGCGAGACCGCAGCGACGTTAACCACCACGATGTTCAGGTGATCTTCCTTGGACACAGAGACCTGCTCACCATCGACGAAGAGGCGGAACTTGTTGCCTTTGATCGAGATGCGCTTGCCACCGCCACCGCTGCCACCAGCGAGGGTCTTGTTCATATCACGCAGCGACTTGAAGAGGTCGCTGTTTGCCAGCGGGTTGCCGCCGCCGAAAAGGGTCATTTCACTCATGTCGTTCTCCTTAGTTATCGTTGCCGAGGTCGAGTTCCAACTGCACCGGTTCTTTCGGTGCGTTGACGAGGGCCGCTGCCACGTCGGGCAGATTGAACCTGTAGGTGTTACCCACCTTGAGGTAGGTGTGTTTCGGGATGGTGCCGTTACGCAGCCATGTACGCACGGTCGCGACCGACACGACGAAGTACTTTGCGACTTCCTCGATGGTGGCGAACGGGGTTGGAGTTTCGGTCATTACTTCTTCCTCACAGTGATGACGTACTCGCTGTCGGAGTTCAGGCCGGGCGGGAGCACGTCAGGGTTTTCTTCGAGGAACTGCTTCACGATGGTCTGATTGAGACGCTTCTCGTAGAACTGCGGAACCTCGTTTTCCAAGATGAACCTGTTCATCGAGTCCCAGTCGTTGGTCCAGTAGCGCGTCTTCATCGTCCGGTAAAACACTCCCGACGGGGTGCGAACGCTGTCGATACCCTGCGTCTTGCAGTAGTCGAGCAGCGCCGACTTTAGGGTGTTGAGCTGCATCTCCAGAACCTCATCCTTCTGCTCGAACTCGGCTTTGAGCTCGGCCCGCTTGTCGCGGATTTTTATGTAGGTCTTGGTCAACATCTCAGGGGTGAGGGCGGTATCGCCCACAGTATCAGCAGTCATAGTGGTTCTCCTTCACTATCAGAAATTGATATCTAATGATATCCGCTACACTAGTCAAGCAATTCTTTATAAAGATCGACGACCTTAGCATGCACGTCGATCTTCTCGTCGAGCAGCTTGTAGACCCGGCGCTCCACACCCGAGCCCTGCAGCTGGACCACGGTGCACTTGTTGGCCTGCCCCTTGCGGTGCACCCGGGCGTTAGCCTGAGCATAGGTCTCGAGCGACGATGTCGGTGCCCACCAGACAACGGTATTGGCTGCCGTTAGGGTCACGCCGTGCGCCGCGGCCTGTGGCTGGATGACCAGCACCCGAGGGTCAGGCTGGTTCTGGAACTGTTTGAAGATTTCAGTCCGGGCCGTAGCGTTCACCTCGCCGCTGATGACCGCGTTGGTGATACCGTCCTTAGTCAGCTGCTCCGACAGCATCGCGATGACGTGCTTGAAGGGCACGAACACCAGCACCTTGTGGGTGCTTTCGGCGATGACCTCCTTGAGGACTTTGTAGCGGTTGCCGATATCGAACTGCACTGTGTCGCCGGATTCGGTGTAGCTTGCGCCCGCCGAGATTTGCAGGAGCTTACCCATCATCACCGCTGCGTTCACCGCCGTGATCTGCGCCCCGGCCACTTCCATGACCATCTGGTTCTTGAGGCGGTTGTAGTAGAGCTCCTGCTGTTTGGTCAGCGCCACGTCCCGCTTAACGTAGAGCATGTCCGGTAGGTCGAGGCATTCTTCCTTGGTGTAGCGGATGGCAGGCTGCAGGGCCCGGTGCACAGTGCGCTCAGAGTGTTCCTTGGGCTTCCAACGGTACTGGGAGACCTTGTACATCACCATGTCCTTCCAAGCGTTGAAGAACTTAGGCACACCCGCCGGGTTGACCAGCTTCGCCAAGCCGAAAGCATCCTCGGGTCCCTGAGCCGCCGGGGTACCCGTCATCATCCAGAGCCACGTGTGCGGCTTAACCAGCGAGTTCAGCACCTTCCAGCGCGTGCTCTGGGCGTTCTTGTAGTGGCTGGCCTCGTCCACGATGATGAGGTCGTAACCCGCCTCAGCAAGGTCCTCTTTGACGATCTCAACGCCGTCGTAGTTGATGATGAGGAAGTCAGGCTTTGCGGCGATGATCTTCTTACGCTTGGCCGAGGTGCCGTGCGCGATGTCTACAGTCCGGTGCATGGCAAACGTGAACAGGTCCGCACGCCACGCGCTGTCCATGATCGAGAGCGGGCAGATAACCAGAGCCCGCTTGATGATGCCCTGCTTCATGAGAAAGTCCGCAGCCCAGATAGCGCTGGCCGTCTTGCCCGTCCCCGCCTCGTTGAAGCAGAACGCCTTCTGGTTCATGGTCAGGAAGGCTGCCGTTGTGCGCTGATGCGACATCGGAGCGAACTTGCCCGTCCAGTTGTAGCGGCCCTCTATGGGTGACGGCACCTTGATGTTAAGCCCACGTAGAGTGTGCGTCTCCTGCACGCCCCAGTTAACAACGACCTCGTGTTCGCTGATGGCCTTGCTCTTCGGGATGATCGTAGTGACTTGTTTTGGGTTGCGTAGCTTGAGAAGCAACGCCTTATTGTCGATAATCTGCATGTCATTCTCCGAGGTGTTAGGGTTTACCCTAACCTTTTTTCTCACCGGGCTTGTGACCGTTCCGGCTACGGTTCTTCGAGGGGCTCTCCAACTTATAGCCGTCAGCGTTGCTGCCCCCCTTGGCCAACGCCTTCTTGTGGCTCACATCCTTACCGGTGCGGTCCACGCCTTTCTTGTCTAGCGCTCGGCGGGCACGCTGCCGCTCCATGCGGTCCGGGTGCTCACCACGTTCTTTTTGTTTCTGGTATTCGTGCTTATAAGGTCTAGGCGACTTCGTGTATGGCATAGCTAACCTGTGCGATTGGCGTTGTGGGTATTGTGAATAATACCACGAGCGAACTCCTCACGCACCATTTGTCGTAGCTCTGTCATCTCCTCACGCACCACGTTTTTGACGAGGTAGTTCAGGTTGTTTTGGAACGCCGAGGAGTGCACGATCTGCAGAGCCAACTCTTCCCGGGCCTTGTGCGCCGCGAAAGCTAGGTTGTCGCCCTCGATAGCTGCGTCGAGCATCCGGTGCCCAGCTATAGAGTCCGAGAACAGGAAGTCATTCACAGCATGCGCCATCTTCTTCTGGATGTGCTGCTCCAGCAGTAGGGCGGTGTTAGCCGCCTCGTCTATGGTCGCTTCGTCGCTCATCTTCCGTTCCCATTGTGCGCGCATTCCGTGACCGGGCAGTACTTTCGGCACAGCCCTGACGGTCTGGGGTTCCACACGTTTGTCTCATGGGCCTTTTCCACGGCCGCGTACTTCATCACCCACGGCTTCCACAGCACACCCTCGTCAGTCACCGAGTAGTCCTGCTTCACGATGTCGTTGGCGATGGTGAAGAGCAACGCGCCCTTCACCTTCTTGACCTGCGGGAAGTGCTTGAACACCGACAGTGCCATCAACTGTAGCTGGCCGACGTCGGCATACTTCGCACTCTTGCCCGTCTTGTAGTCCACGACGCGGGCCTTATCGCCGTCGATAATCAGCAGGTCCACGATGCCGCGGAACCACACGTTCTTATCGAAGAAGCCACACGGCTCGAGATCAGCGGTGAGGCCCATCTTGAGTTCGCAGTGCTTCTCCCCCGTCATGGCTGCAAGCCGCTCCATGGTCTCCTGCATGAACGAGAACTGCGGAGGCATGGGCTTGTCGTCGCGGATAAACTCCTCACACGCCTTGTGAAAGTCGGTGCCGTATCTGGTCGCCTCGGTCTCTTGGAACGGAAACTGCTTGAGGACGTTCACGTGGTAATACTGCTTCGGACACGTCTCAAACGCCTTCATCCGACTAAAGGACCATGCACCGGCTTCACTCACTCCGTCTCTCCATAATTCTTGCCGATACCGGCTTCGCAGTCGACGGGAAGGCCCTCGGCCCAATCGGGAACCCAGCGCATACACTCTTCGACGTAGGACTTGCAGGCTTCGGCTTCTTGGTCAGGCACACAGCATACGATGCTGTCGTGCACAGTCAACACAACTCTGTATTTCTTACTGATTCGCAGCATTTGCTCGCCGATGATAAGTCTCGCTAGCGCCTGTGTGACGTTCTCGACGACCTTCCCACCATAGATACGGGTGCGACCCATGCGGGTTCTGTAAGAATACTCGGTGCCACCCTTCTCGTTCTCAGCCTCTTCCAGCTCGTCGTAGCGGATCAGCAGTCCGTTAGGCAGCACGATGCCGGGGGCGTAGGTATCCACGCCTAGAACCCCGTCCTTGCCGAACGGCATAGCGTCACCACGCACCATGTAGCGCAGCATACTGCCAGCCTGCTTCCACATGTTCGAGATCATGTCGTTGGTCTCGCGGTAGATGCCGATGATCTTAGCCGCCTCGCCCTTGGTGATGTCCACCCCGGAGTTCTTGAGAGCCAGCTGGAACTTCTCGCCACCCATGCCATAGCCTGCACCCAGCACCGTGGTTTTACCCACGAACCGCTGGTCCTTGGTCACGTCAGCCTCGTCCACGTTGTAGATCGCCGAGGCCATCTTCTTGTAAACGTCACCCTTGGATGCAAAGGTCTGCACCACGTCGTCCTGCCCAGCCAGCCACGCAAGCATGCGCGCTTCGATCTGTGACGAGTCGGACTCGACGATGCTGTAGCCCTCGGGTGCAACGATGCACTTCTTGAGCGCCTTGGCGTTAGGCCCCCGACTAGGAAGGTTCTGCAGGTTGATCTTGTCGTCACCACCCCAGCGGCCTGTGTGAGCCGCGTAGTAGCGCACCGGGACAGGCAGCAGGCCACGCCCCGCGATGTCGATGAACCGCTGCGTCCGGGTCTCCTCGAGCGTAGACTTCACCCCAAGCCGTGCGGCGGCCAGCGCCTGCACCTGTGGGTCGTCATCTTCCAACAGGTCTTTCATACCCTGATCGCTCTTGGCCAGCGCGTAGGTCATGTTGCCCGTGGTGGGGCTGATCTTCATGGGGCAGGGGACACCGAACTTACCAAGCAGTGTGGCAAACTTCGGGTTCGACATGAGGTCGGCCTTGTCCTCGACGCCAGCAGACTTGAGTAGGTCCTCCTTCATCAGCTGCGTCTTCTCGAGATGCTTCTCGAGACGCTCTCGGTCCAGCCCTATCGTAGGCTCAGTGAACATACGCAGGGTCAGGTCGATCAGCTTGAGCTCGGACTTCGGGAACCCACGGGACATCATGATGGTGAAGATGTCGTAGGTCAGCTCTACGTCATTGACGCAGTAGCGCGAGTAGGCCCCCAGCTCCGCTGGCGTGAAGTCATTGCGGCGTTTCCCCTTGGCGTCTAGCACCTCGGTGCCCTTCTCCCCCACCGCGTAGTTTTCGGCGAGGGCCTTGAGGCTGGCGCTCTTCTCGACGCCGTGGATCGCACGGGCCATGCACAGTGTGTCGAACAGCACCTTCGGGCGGATGCCAAACCGCCACGACATGATCGCACCGTCAAACATCATATTGTGTGCCAGCACCGCGGAGTTGGCCCAGTCGTATTCTGCCAATTCTTGCTTGATGTAGCCGTGCGGCCCGGTGAACCACTTGGTCTTGCCGTCGTTGACCTTCACCCCCACCCCAATAACTTGGAAGCGGGGGTCACGGATGTACTCCTCCGTGGTGATCTTAGACAGCGAGTAGTCCTTGTCGTAATACGTCTCGAAGTCGAGCGTGATGATATCCACGTCTTACTCCTCGTCAGCCAGCGGCGTGTCGAGGTGAGCGTAGAGCACATCAACGTTCTTGGCGTAGTAGACCGCGCTGGCGCTTTTCTGGTCACCCCGGGCATAGACGCGGACAGATGCAACCTCGCCGTTCTGGTGCATCCGATAGACACGGTTGGAGACCTGCTGCATGAGGTTGGGGATAGCCGACAGCGGCGCGCTCATCGAGGCAAGCGTGTCGGCCAGCTTCTTGGACGTCCACGGGCGCTCTTCTTTCAGCAGCTTGTCAAGCAACCCGACGAAATCGGTGGAGTGCGGCACAGGGGCGGGCGTAGCCACGGGCGCAGGTTCGGGAGCGGGGGCGTAATCATCTTCGTCCCACTCCGATACCATCTCCTCAACATTGCGGGGCATAGGCCGCTCAGCTACAGGGGCAGGAGGCGGCGTGTATACCGGAGGTGCATACACTAGCGCCGTGGTAGGCATCGCCCTAACACTGTCACCCACGCGGGCGACGACTTCGACGCGCACAGCGCGCCAGCGCGAGGGGTAGTGAGCCGTGTGCGGCGAGGCGTAGTTATCTGTGGCCCAGACACGAAGGGCATCGCCCACGTCGAGGTTGAGGCGCTCTACGTCACGGGCTGTGACGAACACCATCTCGTTGTTCTCGGTGATGGCAAAGCCCAAGCCCGCACGGGCGGTATAGTTGTAGGTGGCGTCGAGTTGTTTCAGGTCTGCAGGTGTGAAGTAGTTCATGCTCATGTCTTTCTTTGATTAAGTGTTAGGACGGTCGTCTTTGCCCGTGGTGCGGGCCTCATATGCAATCAGAAACATTACACAACAGGCGGCGTGCCAGAGGTGGCTCATGCCGGTCTCAGGGTCTGCACGTTCTCCCCTCCACCACGCCCACATGTGACGCATCATGGCGGAAAAGGGTCGGCTCCAGTTCATCCCCCTCTCCCAGTTACGCTCCGAGTATTTATCGGCACCGAACTTGAGAACTTGCGCGGTAGCATCCAGAAACTCCGGGGCCAGCAAATGATACGGTGCTTTACCCCCATCGTCCTTACGGCCCTCCTCGGGCCATACGGTTCCCCGCTGCTTTGCTTCCTGCTCGAACACTTCACGCGGTGTGCCGATGCGGTCGATGCAGCTCTGAGCCAGTTCGAGAGGCACTACGCAGCGGACGCATATGTCCTCGGCTCTAGCCAGCGGGTTCTGTAGCAGGTAGGTCCATACCCGATGTTCGCTGGGGGAAATATCAACCATGTTTCGTCTCCATTCTATACACGCATTAGCGTTACTTATCGCTGTTTGACATAGTTTGCAAGCGCTTGTCGCGCTGCATCTTCTCAAGCGCACGCTCGATGGCCTTGGGGCTGGCCGACCAAACGGCATTCGGCTTTTTCTGCGGTGCAGCAGGCGCAGACAGCGATGCTGATGCCAGTGCCCGAGGCGAGAACGTGTCGGCCAACAGCGGCGAGTACGACATCAACGGCAGTATAATACCAAACCGATCAGCCGCAGCCTCAATGGACTTACGGTGCATCCCGTAATGCCGGGCTGTCTGGTTAGCGTTCCACCCTTTCCGCAGCGCGGCTTCAATCATATCGACGGTAATCTTCTTGCGGCCATTCATAGGCTCTCTCCTTGATCTTGTTTATTTCAGGTAGGTTCTGCTTCACCATGTACATGATGAGGTCAAGTTGTTCTTGGGTGGCCCATAGGCCACCCGGCACCCGGACATAGCCCGCTGCGCGCAATGCACGGGCACCGGGGCTAGTGTCGCTAGGTGCTCTGCTCATTAGTCGTGGTCCCTGATGATATCGTCTGCCACGAGATGCAGAACCCCAATGACCGCGGCAAGGGTGATGCGCTTATCATACTCATAGATCAGGGCCTTGATGCGGTCGGCCAGTTCCCCGGTCACGTCCTCGGCCCTCTTGCCGTCGCCCTTAAAGATGCGGATGTCAGTCATGTTTCTCTCCTTTGATCTCTCCTTTGATCTCTGCGAGGGTGGCGCGGGTTTTCTCCGCCAGTTGAATGGCAATGTAAGTGCCGTGATCGAGCGGCGTATGTCCGCAGTCCATCGGATTAGTATGGTTCTCCATGTTATCTCCGCAGCAGCAGACGCCCTCTTCAATGCTGCAATGCACAGCCACATCGCCCCACGCCTCAAGCAACTCCACCGCCTTCGCCAGCTTGGCTTCAAGGTCACGCACAGCCTGCGTCCCGATCCTGTCGCACCCGGCGTAGGCGTCACGGTATTTCTCGCAGGTGGCCAGCTTGTCACTGAGCCGCTCGATATCAAGGTGCATCTCTGTGTAAGTATTGTAGGCCTGCATCAACTTCAAAGCGTAATCATCGCGCTCCTTCTCCAACTCCTCCGCATAAGCCTCGGCCTCCTTGGCGTGACCCCGTGTGGCGGCAAGATGCTCGGTCAGGTTTTCGATGCGGTCGGCGGCTGCGTTTGCCATAGTCTCGCCCTGATACGGCCAGTCGCGCAGCCGTGCGATCAGTTCTTCGTCACTCATGGCTCCATCTCCTGTTCAATCGGCAGCACAGCGCACTCCATGCTGTAGTCATAGTCCAGTGTGTCGCCCACAGTCTTCTTCGCCTTCCTGCAGGCTTCCTCAGTGATGTAGGGGACGCCATAGCTGGCACCCTCGAGCGGTCCGCCGTGCATCGTGATCCAGAGGATCGTCATGTAGGTTGTCATGCTCTCACCTCATTGATAACGCGGCGCACCTGTGCCCGCATGTTAAGTAGGACGCGGCGATCACTCTCTGCTTTGATCGACTTGCCCTTGGGGAGTATGGCTGCCAGCTTCCCGGCAACCCTGATTTTGAAGTGCTTAGTGCCATCCTCGATGGTGTAGTCCAGCCCCGCCTCGGTGGCCTCGTCGAGCACAGCCTGTATCCAGTTTGGTATACGATAGCTCATGTCCGTGCCTTCTCCCAAGCCAGCCGTCCGAGCTTGTTGGAGAGCTCTTCGAGGTCCGCCGCAGTGATGTCCTTCTTATCGGCCAGCGCTGCGTAGACCATGTTGCAGACCGACTTGGACGGCATCGGCCTGACAGCGTCGATAAGCATAATTGCCGAGGAGGCAGTCGTGCGAGCCTCAGTGGTAGGCAGCGACCTAACGGGTTGCTCGTTGTTCCAGAACGCCATGTGTATTCTCCAAGATTGTTTTGACTTCATTCATGTTGTGTTCGTCGATGACGAGGGCGATGCCGCCCGCGCCGTTGATCTTGTCGATGTTGAGCTGCTGCAGGGCCGTGGGCTTGTTGCCGTTAGCCTTGCACTCGAGCCCAAAGAACCGACCCTTGTAGCACACGATGATATCGGGCACGCCCGACGCACCGAACCCACCCGTCACCGGGTAGAAGTAGTAGGCACCCAGCGCTTTAAGCTGGGCGACCACCTTGTCCTTGACCTTCTTCTCAGGAGTTGCTGCCATCAGTGCCGCTTCTCATTCTTATGGTCTTCATCGTAGATGTCTGCCGTGTGCCGCAGCCCAGCTGATATCGTCTCATAGCTGAGCCCGATAGACAGACCGTAGGAGTAGACCGCGGTTATCAGGGTGTGGATGATCTCGCCCGGGCCCTCCAAGTAGGCATTGTGGATGGTCAAGGTCAGAGCGCAAATATCTCCCTCGTCCATGTTCTCCGGCAGCGTTTCCATGATCTCGTCGAGTTTCTCCGGCGTCATGTTCGGTGATAGGTCCTTAGTCAAAATGGGCATTCCTTTCCTTGTTTATACCAATCGTTGTTAGTCGGCGTCCTAACGCTATCGACCTTCTCGGGCGGGGCAGGTTGCTTGGGCCGAAGCCCAAGCTCTTCGAGGTGACGCTCTAACTCAGTCACCCTTAATCACCCAATACACGCTCTCATCGACGCGCATGCCGATGCCTTCGATCTTGGTCTGTGGCGGGTTCACCTTCATCATAGACAGCACAGCCACACGTTCCTGCATCCACGCAGGGAGCTCGGACATATCAGCGTAGGTGCCTTCGGCTTCCTTGTCTATGCTGTCGATACCAAGACACACGACCTCGATAGTCGGGCCAACGAGCACCCGGTAGACGTTCTCAAGTTCACCCGTCCACTTGGTGCGCAGCTCTGCGGCCCGCTTGGAGTTGCCAGCTACCTCTGACCCGCGTGGCATGGCCGCGCCCGCCGCTGCGCGGTAAAGGTCACCACGCATGAGGTGGTCCCTCGTCACGATCTCCGCCATCCTATTCTTCATCCACCTTGTCTCCCATGATGTAGTAAATCTTGTCGTCCAGCCGCAGGCCAACACCCTGCACGTAGTTCTCGGGCTCGATCATCTGCAGCACAGCGATGCGTCCCTGCATCCACTCAGGAAGTTCCGAGGCGGCAGACCGCGTGACCTCGCTGGTCTTGTGGTCGTATCCCAGCGTGCCACAGTGCGCCGTGTCAGCCACCAGCTGCCCGTAGTTGTCGGTCAGCGCCACGTAGTGGATGCCATGCTCAGCGATACCCTTAGCCTCACGCCACGCATCGAGACCCACATTGAGTTCACCCACTAGCTTGTTCACCTCTGGCGAGATGAAAGTGGTGTGTCGCAGCTCCTTGAAGATTGGCTTGTCAAACGCGTTGCCGTAGCCAGAATCCCCGAACAGTTGGCGGTATGCGTTACGCACCACGTCGAAGTGCACAGACACAGCCTTATCGACGATGCTCCGCGCTTTGCCCGAGGTCAGCCTGATAGCCTCCAAGGCAGGCACGGGCTTGAAGTAGTCCTCCGCATGCTTGACCGCGTTCTTCAACGACTTGGTAGCGATGGCGTTGTGCTGCCATACAGAGTCACGATACTTCGTGTTGGCGATAGTCCGTGCCCTAACATAGTAGGTAGGCGCAGACGCGCCCTTACCCTTGACCCGGACATCCTTGAAGCCGATCTCACCCAGCACATGCGTGTCACCCGGGCGGTAGATCACCGCAGAGGCGTAGTCGAGATTGTGGTGCTTCGCCCCAAGCGCCCTGCACGTAGCCTCGATGAACGCCCTGATCTCTTGGGCGCGGTAACCTGCGATCTCGTAGTGATCGTGCTGTTCTCGGCCTGCGATGTGGGGGTCCTCGTATATCGAGACGAGGTTAGGTTGATACGTGTATGCCATTCTATTTCTCCTCACGGGTGGTCACAGTGAACCCACCCAGCTTGCTGATCCATCTGTTAAAGTGTGCGCGAACTGCCTTGTTGCGCGCGTCGTTCATATCCTCGTCGTCTTCGTAGTTGCGGAGCCCCGACATCGCGCTGTCAATCACATACATGGCCGCGATGTTCAGGCCATGCCGCATCGGGTGCTCCGGGTCTTTCAGGATAGCCCGCATAAGTTCAGGCTCGGAGTAAGCAAACAGCCTGCCGTAAGAGTGATTGTAGCCATTGATCTTGTGCTCCTTGGCAATATCAGCCAGCTCCCTGTTAGTCTCGTTCTGGAATGCCCACGTCAGCTGGGTCCGCATCATGGGATAGAAGGCCCTGGCACTCTCAAGCAGGCCAGCGATGTCGGCCTTGAAGCTGGCCTTCAACTCCTTGTTCATGCGGGTGCGGTCCACCATGACCTTGGGTGCCTCACCAACCAGCGTGAAGTGGCCGTTCGCCTCGCGCTTGAAGGTCACGCTGAGCCCATCATCGCCCGGTGTGTATGCCTTGATGTAACGATTGACCCAATGCTGGTTCTTCCCGGCCTTCTTCTGGTCCTTGTAGTATTCGATCACATGGCGCGGTGCGCTGGTGGTCTTGGGCAGGTGCACAGTCTGGCCTTGGCTGCGGTTGTAGATAAACTGCTTACCGATCCGGGTCTGACGGAACCACAGCTCACGCGGCAGAGCCCGCGCAAGGAACGAGTAGACATGGTTGTGGTTCCAAGGTCCTGCACCGTTGCGGATGGTGATGGTCTCGGTGCCGTCCTTGTGCTTGCGCCAGACGATAGGCGAGAGCCTAGCAGTTTCTGCTGCCGTGATGGGGTATTGTTTGTAGAAATTATCGTCGCTTGGCCCCCAGCGGAACACCGGATCGGCACTGCCACCGCAGCTCAGCGCATAGGTGTTAGCGTCTACCCTAACAACCCGCTCCCACTTGCGGGCACGCTTGCCGACCGGGCGCACGTCCTGCTCCAAGGTGTGGTGCTTACTGACCACGGGCTTGGTGTTGTTGTAACGCGCCTCGGCATCAGCGAAGCAGTTGATGGATGTGATGTAAGTCATTGGATTTGTTCCTCTTGTTAGAAGTTAGTGATGATGTCGCGCCGCAAACTTACGCGCTCGTAGAGTTCATCTATCAGTTCGCCGTCCGGGTCGTTGGCGTCGTAGGCATACTCAATGTCCTGATCCTCCTCCCCGATCCTGATCTTGCGGTAGGCGTAGAGGAACACATCGCGCTCCTCGACAAACTGCTGCACCACGTCGAACATGTGCTCATAGCCCTGCACGTCATCATAGGTGTCATACCACTTGGTGCCCTCTACTTGGTAAGTGAGCCCCCACATGCCGTTCCAGTCATGCACCTCCCAATCTTTAGCTAGGTCATAGGCCTGCACCAGCGGGTGCATTCGATAGATCGCCATCACCTCGTCGATCTGCTCCTTGTGCTTGAACACGTAGGCTATGACTACGTCGCTCCGGTATCCCATTGGATTACTCCTTTGTTATCTGGCGCAGTGCGAAGCTGCGCAGTTGTTCCCGCACGACCACAAGTATGTCAGTGTCATTGCGTAGGCTAAGGCATGAGTGGTCTTTCAGCTCGTCACGCAGATACTTCGTAATCCCAGCCCCGGCCTTTATAATAAACTCAGACTTGGTGCCGTCCACGTAAGTCAGCTCCACGAGGCTATACTCCACGGGGTATTCTTTCTGGGCCATCCTCACATCTCCCGCTGCTTGATGTGCACGGCCTTGCCCACGCTGGGCACGGCGTTCTTGTTGTCGAGGATCACCCACAGCAGGGGGTGGTGCCAATCGCCCCACGACCCACCCAGATAGCCGTCGGTCAGCACGATGACGCACTGTGCCTTGATCTGTTTGTCTTGCAGGTATGCAGGGACGCACTCAACTGTGGTGCCACCGCCACCCTTGGGCTTGGTAGACTTGACGAGGTTAGCCACCTCGTCGCCCTTGTAGACCTCGTCACCGCAGACCTCGGTGTCCCAGTAGAGCAAGCGGATAGCCTCGGGGTGGACGGTTTCGGCGATGCTGCCCACCTCGGACAAGAAGGCGGATAGCTGCGGCCCACCGATGGAGCCTGACGTGTCGATAGCCACCACAATCTCACCGATCTGTTCACTGATGCCGCTCGGCATATACATGCCAGCACCGATGTAACGGCGGTTAGGCTTGCGCCACGTGGAATAGTCAGACCCTGCACATGTGCTGGTGATGAAGTCACGCAGCACCTCACGCCAATCCACCTGTGGCTGGAGCAACTCGAGCATGTCCCGATCACCACCGGAGCCCACCTTGCCAGCCATCAGCGCACCCTGACGGACCGCCTCGTCAATCTCACGTGCCAGCTCGTCGCGCTCTTGCGTGGTCATCTCCTTGGCATCATCCCAGCCGTGCTCATCGAAGCCAGTGCCCGACCCGCCCTGACCACCGCCTTGACCACCGCCCTGACCACCACCCTTCTTGAGATCGGCGAACACCTGCGCGCTGTCCCATGCACGATACTTCTCGTCGAAGCAGCCGATCTTGAGCGGGCCTGTCATGGTGGCGAACTTGTCGGCCTTGTTGTCGTCCACCAGCTTGACGTTAATCACGAAGTCGCAGGCTTGGTTGGCCAGCTGGTGGTTCTCGTCATACATCCAGCGCCACGTGGTCAGGTGCCGATAGAGCTTGTGATAGCACTCGTGCAGCACCAAGAAGCGCAACTCGGCGTCGTTGAGTTTATCGACAAAGTCACGGCCATAGACCTCGTCTCGCCCATTGGTATAGGCGGTAGGGCACAGCCTAACATCGTCCTCAATACGGCGGTTGCCGATCATCAGGATGCCCGCAAGGGCGATGTATTTGGTGTTGGCCATGATGTCGATCACGGCCTTCTGTAGGCGCTGTTCTGCGCTGAGTGGTTTGCCAAAGTTAAGCATCGGGTTTGTCCCCCTCCGGGTATGTAAGTTTACGCAGGTCTTCGTAGGCAACAGTCAGGAGGGCGATCCAATCCCCCAAGATGTCGAGCATCACGACGTCAGGCTTGGTCAAGTCCGCAATTACGCTGACCTCCCCCTCCTCGCTGTGCGGGTTGTAGTTCAGGCTTCCAAGTTTCATGTCGTCCTCCTCAACGCTGCTTGGGCTTGCGCCCAATCGGTTGGTTTTTCAGTAGCTCTTCTCCCCTAAGCCCCCGCGCATACCGCGAGAACAGGGAGCCGTAGATTAGACCATGCTTTCTAGCTAGGTCGGCCAAAGAGATATCCTCCCCGTGGACATGCACCATGATAGTGTCTCTCCTGTTGTTGTTCTGCTCCTGCTGGGTAGCCCACCTAACATTCCCCGGCACGTAGTCCCCGTCAGGGTCGATGCGATCAAGCGTGTGCTCTGGAGACGGTGCGCGACCAACGTGTGCGAAAAACGCTGGGAAATCTTCTTTCCAGCCCTCGAACATTGTTATGCCCCGCCCGCCGTAAGTGGCGTAGTTTTTATGCGTAAGCAGGTAGCACCGAGACTTTGCGGATACCCAAGCGCGATACTCCTGCGAGTAGGACATACCGTGCTTAAGGTTTGTTTTCCGCAGCGCGCAGCGATTTGAACAATACTCGACACCGCGTTTAAGCATCCCGCTGACCTTGGTGCAGGTTTGCCCGCAGTCACAGACACACAACCACTCGTAATGCGCTCTGTGGTTCTGCCCTATACACTTGATAACGGTTACATGCCCGTGTCTGGTGTTAGTCCAGTCCCTACCACGTTTGCTCAGTTCCATATCAGTCTCCTTTGTAGCGTGAGTTTCCCCACGCTACATGAACTACAAGCTGTTGTCTACCGTTATCTCTTATCAGCGGCGAAGAGATGCGAGTTCTTCATAGCCCAATTTGTGAAATCTCTGTTGGTCATCACAAGGGCCTGACGGCCATACTTCGGAGCACGCACGCCATTAGCGAACATACCCTGTGCCTCGGTGTCGAGGCGGTCCATGTAGATCATCCAGTTGTCCATCCACTCCTTCTCGATGGTAGCCAGCGTGCGGTAGACCACCATGCACACGGCAGCGGCAGATGACGGCACCTTGGCAGTCAGGGGCTCTTTCTTGATGCTCTCGAGCGAGGGCAGCTGATCTGCCAGCTTGACGAAGGCCATCAGGTCCATCGCACCACGCTCACCGATAGTGCCCATGAGCGCAGCCGTGGTGGTCTGGTCGTCGAAGTTGTGGCGTTCCTTCAAGATGTCCGACGCTGCTTCCAACGAGCGAGGCGTGACAAAGGCCGCACGCTGCTGCTTGGGGTGGAAGATATAGGGGTTGTCGTCGGGGTTCTTGTAGTCGTCGAAGCTGTGGAAGAGCTGCGGGTTGTCCTTGCACCAGCCAAGCAGGGTGTGATCCACGCCAGCGTTGATGCCCCACTCGATCCACTGGAGATTGCTGGGTTTCGCCATGCGGACGACAGCGATACGGTTACGAGCATGCGGCGGTAGGATATCGCCCACACCCTCCGACCCTTTGTTCGTGGTAGCAAACACGATGCTATCCGGGTGCAGTGGGATGTTACCGACAGTGCGCTCCTGCATCACACGGAGCAAGGCGTTCTTAACGGACGGGTTGGCCTTGCCAAGCTCGTCAAGCATAAGGATCAGCGGCTTGCCAAGGTGGACACCGAACTCTTCGTTGGGTGCGTAGCTGACGTAACCCTGCCCGTCGATGGTCATGACGTTGGGGATGGAGATGTCACCCAAGTCTTTCGTAGTGCAGTCGAAATACGCCATCGTGTGGTTAGGCATCTCCCTACCGAGGGTCTTTAGGATCGTGCTCTTGCCTGACCCCATATCCCCTTCTACGAGGATGGTCCGCTTACTACCCACAGCCTTAATCAGGGCCACGCACTGGTCAACCGACAGGGCATACATATTCATTGCGTTAGACATTTGATCGTTCTCCGTTTGAGTTGTTAGGGTGAAGCCTACCGCCTCACCACAGTTCGTGATCTTGCCATGTCCACCCGGACACGGTTTCGTCTTTGGCGCGGGCGAACACGATGGTGTCATGCT